ATTGTTGAGATGGCTACCAAACCATTCTTTGAGCAAACCACTGGTTACGACAAGAGTATTCTTACTTTTGAAGACGCCGTGGCCCCCCCCCCTCACCTGAAGCTGAAACCCATTAATAGGAAAACTTCTCCGGGATATCCATTTAAGCTGTGGGAGCCGGAATATCCTGGCAAGACAGCTTATTTTGGGAAGGAAGGAGAATATCAAACTCCAGAGAACAACGAGCATTGTGAGTACCTCAGAGACCGGGTCGAGAAGATGATCGATCAGTGTCGAAGAGGTGATCGCCCTGCAGTTGTTTGTATGGACTTCCTGAAGGATGAGTTGCGACCTCTCAAGAAAGTGGAGAACATTGCCACGAGAGCCATAAGTGGTTCGCCCCTCGATTATGTGATCGCGGTGCGAATGTACTTTGGTTGTTTTCTCGCGGCAATGTTTGCTTCCTGTGTTGAGAGTGGTCTTGCACCTGGCATTAACCCGTACACTGATTGGCATGTGTTGGCTGAGAAGCTGACTGCCAAAGGTGGTAAGGTTTTTGCCGGGGACTTTTCCCGATTTGATGCGAGTGAGCAAGCGTATATCCTGTATGCTATTCTCGGAGTGGTTAACAGGTGGTATCGTGAAAACAATCCCGCCTGGAAACCAGAAGATGATAAAATACGAGAGATGCTCTGGCTCGATCTTGTCCACTCCCGCCATTTGACAGGAGTGGGCAATAAGCTCGAATACATCGTTCAATGGAATAAGTCCCTTCCAAGTGGCCATCCCTTGACTACCATGGTCAACAGTTTCTATTCCCTCATCACCCTTACGGCTTGCTACGCACACTTGACTGGCGATTTCAAGGACATGTGGGATCATGTTTTCATAAACACATTTGGTGACGACAACGTCAACGGTGCTGATGACTCAACTATTGAGAAATTCAACCAGGTGACGGTGTCAAAAGCCATGAAGGAGTTGTTCAATCTGACTTATACGTCAGATAAGAAGGACTCCGAGCTTGTGCCTTATGAAACCATTGATCAGATCACGTTTTTGAAGCGCTCCTTTGTGCGTGACGATGCTGCGAATGGGGGCTGGGTTGCCCCCCTCGATCCCAACAGTTTCCTCTACACGTCATATTGGTTTAAAAACCCAAAGGATGTGCGGACGGACCTGTATAGGAATGTTGAGCAGACGCTTAGCGAGCTCTCGCTCCATGAACCTAAGAAGTGGGATGAGTTCTATCCAGCGATTGAGAAGTTTTCTCTCGCGGAAGGTCTCCAGATTCCTTTTAGGACTAGGGAGGCCGCGTATCAGTGGGTACAATCCCGCAATGATGCGTGGTACTAGGACTGGACTTGCTGGGGAAATACCTAGTGCAACCCAGCATTTTACCATCGCTAGCCACTACTCAGGACTATCCAGAGAGGCACTAGACGCGTGGTTGTTGAGTTTGACCCACGTAGTAATTTTAGACTCGCTAGTAATTTAGAAACAATAGCTGAAGATACTGTGTGTGCAGAAATAGAAGGACTTAGTATTAGTGCCGCACCTGAGATTACAGGTGCGACTTCCTTTGCCGATGAGGCTGGTGTTTGTTCCAAGATTCCTATTGCTCCAACTGTCGCTTTTGCGTCAGGTGATCCAGTTTATCAAGACTTGAAGGAGTATTTTAGACGACCTCGTCTTGTGTATACTGGATCTTGTGCCAACTCTGTGACTCCCTTAGTCAATGTCAATGTCACAACGCCTTTGTTGATCAACACATGGTTCCCGACCATGACCAGTAGGTTGGCAGGAGTTCAGGGCATCCGCTTTGATTTGGTAGTTCGTGTTACGGTTGCTGCTAATCCTTTTCACGGAGGTGTTTTAGTTACAGCCTTCCAGTATGATGGTTCTAACACTGATAATTTCCAGTATTGTAGAACCAATCTGGCGCAGCTGTCTACTAATTTACCTCATGTGAGATTGGACATAGCAGAGCAAACCATGACCGAGTTTACCATACCTTGGCTTTACCCTGTCGACTATATGGCGTTGGATGCATCTGACCTTTTTAGAATTTATGGAGCATTGACGTTGGCACAAATTGTGCCTACCCCAACCTTAACATCCTCTCCCGCTCCAACTTATAGAGTTTTTGTGCATTTAGAGAATTTAGAGTTGATTGGCTCTAGGCCATTAGTAGAGAATTTCGTTTTGGCTCAGTCCGGTGGAAGGACAGAGAAACCGAAGGCCAGCAAGGCCACGGTACGTGAGCAAGAGCACACCGGTGTTGTATCCGGTTTGCTATCACGCTTGTCCACGTCCGCTAGCATGTTGTCCGAGGTTCCTTTGCTTTCCACTGTTGCAGGACCTGCTGCATGGGCTACTGGTTTAGCAGCCAATGTGGCTTCTGTGTTTGGATTTTCCAGACCACGCGATAGGAGCATGCCCGTGCGTCA